CCCAGATGGGCCCCCCCGGTGCTGAGTGCGCATGGACGTGCGGACTTTCGTCCGCACTGTTTTCGCGTGCCAACGCTTCCTTCATGCTTGCATGAAGGCGCCTCCGGTTAGTAGAACACCGGATTGCCGAAAGGATCTGGGATGAGAAGGACTAGAAAGAGGAGCGAGTTCAGTCTCAATGAGACTGGTCACGCTGCCAATTTCGCAGGAGGAAATTACTCCTATCCTGTCTCAGTCATCACCGGTCAGGAGACCATTGACGACAAGCATTACTGGCCACCGTTCCCTGAGATCCGCGGAGTCGACCTTGGAGGGTCTTTTGACTCGACGAGGTACGATTACGCGGATTCTGGTCTTCGTATTTCTACGAGGACCCCAGGGTCGCAGTGGAGAAGTTATACCGGACCTCAGCTCGCGCGTTATGCGTCTGCTGATTTCCAAAAAGGTACAACTTCGCCATGGTACCAGGAGGTCGGAAGTGACGATTTTCGTCTTTTCGCTCTCGGAGGTACTGCTATTGCTCGGTCTAAACCGACCAGTAGCGTTGCGGATGCGGCTGTCTTCCTTGGAGAACTCAAACATGACGGTTTACCGGCCATGTTTGGGTCCGGGCTCCTTAAGAAACGCACCAGAGCTGCCCGATTTCGGGCCCTCTCGGGTGAATATCTTAATGTGGAGTTCGGCTGGAAGCCATTGATGAGCGATCTTCAGAAATTCTCCTTTGCGGTGTCTAACAGTCATCAGATTGTTAGACAAGCAAATCGGAATTCTGGTAAGATCGTCCGTCGCCGGTATGCTTTCCCTGTAGAGAATGAGTTGCTAGAGACGACCGACGTGGGCGATGCCCCGCCGTACCCGGCTCTAGACACTTATCTCTACAAAAAGGCCACAGGGAAGCGCACGAAGACCGTGACTCGGAAGACCGAGACATGGTTTTCTGGCGCTTTTACATATCACCTGGCAACCCCTAACGGGATGTTGGGTAATATGCTGCGTCACGCTCAGTTAGCTGATAAGCTAGTCGGTTTTATACCGACACCTGAACGTGTATGGCAGATCTCCCCGTGGTCGTGGGCCGCTGATTGGTTCGCCAATACCGGAGATGTTCTTTCGAACATGTCCGATATGGCGACTCAGGGGCTCGTGATGCACCATGGGTATATTATGCAGCGAGTTACAACTGCTGTAGAATATACCGCACAGGGTGCCGTCCTTTGGGACGGTACGCCTCTTACTTGTACGCAGCGTTTTACAACGACTGTGATGAAGCGGAGGCATGCATCTCCTTTCGGGTTTGGACTAACTTTCACGGATTTTAGTCCGTGGCAGTTGTCCATCATGGCTGCTCTGGGCATGTCCCACAAGGGCAGTAGGTACCATGCGATGTGAATCGCATCTAAGGTGCCATGCCGCCTGGCAAACCAGCCAGGACGGGTCACAACACTGGGTACAGGCAAACCTGCCTGTTACCCCTACCTTGTAGGAGCAATGCCGTGGCGTTTTCTGACCCACAGTCTGTTACCATCAACGCGGTGGCGAATTCGCTGCCTCGAGTTGAGGTCTCGGGTGAGTCGTCTTCATACAAGAAGGACGACGAGACCCTTCAGCTGACCATCTCCCACACGGAAAAGAACCGTGTTCGGAGGATGGTTCGGCTTGACTTCAACAAGATCGCAACGGATCCGTTCAACGCCAGTCAGTCTAACATGATCACGGGTAGTTGCTACCTTGTGATCGATGAGCCTGCTGGCGCGCGTTTCAGCAACACCGAGCTCCTTAACTACGTTAAGGGCCTGGTGGGCTGGGCGACAGACGCCAACCTGACGAAGGTCATTGCCGGCGAAAGCTGACAAGACTAACGTCTAGCTGGTCAGGGGGGTCATGAACAACATGGCTCGGGATCCCGTTACCTCATATTAGGAGGGCGAGTGAAAAGCCTCATGTTGCTCTGGCAAGCGGCTGCCAATGAATTGGCAGCTAGATGCGGCACTAGCACCACGCAGGACTTCGAAGAAGTCGTGCGACGATGTGAACACGAAGGGCTATCGTTTTTGACGATAGCCTTACCCGCCTTTGCGTCAGACTTCCAAAAAAGTCTGGACAGAGGTTGGGTAGGCTCCGACCTTTTCCTTGGTTTCAAGAGAAAAGGCGGTCTCCCCCTATTCCTAGGAGGTTTCCTTTGCCTAGTGTTCGATCGCGGATCTGGTCGATTGCTCGATGACCCCAATGTCGAAGCAGTGTTTGCTATCAGGCAACTCACGTTGCTGACCAGCAAACTCTTTCTCCCGACGACAAAACGTCGGGAAACTGCTGCGATGAGGGGGTTTATCGAGTGTGAAAAGAATGTCAAGATCGCAGACGCTGTCCGAACTGATTCAGAAAAGGATCAGTTTAGACAAGTTTCGCGTCTGCTTTGGGGTGACGTTCTCCACCGAATGTCGAAAGACCTCTTCGACGAGGACAGAGGAGCCACTTACCACCAGCATGGTGGGGAGTGGCCCGTCATCATTCCCAAGCACGGACCTGGGGCCACTGCTGACAGACTTGAGGGAAACCGCAAGTTTGACCAGCGTGAGTGGACCCAGCGACTCGAAGAAGTATTCCCTTCAGGGGAGTATCTTCTTCCAAGTTGGCGGCATTATAACCGCCTTGACCGTGTTGACATTCTTGAACCTGGTGCTGAACGACCCGTTAGGGTTGTTGCAGTACCTAAGACAATGAAGACTCCGAGGATCATCGCTATTGAGCCTACCTGCATGCAGTATATGCAGCAGGGGCTCAAGCGAAACCTCGTTCGTCACATCGAGAGTGACTCCTTGATGGGACGAATTGTCGGATTCACAGACCAAAAGCCGAATAGGCGGATGGCCTGTGAGGGATCCAGAGATGGATCCTTGGCTACGCTCGACTTGAGCGAAGCTTCCGATAGAGTCTCCAATCAGCTCGTTCGTTTGCTGCTTGAGCGTTACCCGCTTGTTTTCAAAGCGGTTGATGCTACTCGCAGCCGTCGAGCTGACGTACTTGGTCACGGTGTTATCCGTTTGGCCAAGTTCGCGTCGATGGGTTCAGCTCTGACGTTTCCCGTGGAAGCTATGGTCTTTGCGACCGTAGTTTTCGTGGGGATTCAGAAAGAGCTCAATCGCCAGCTGACCAAGAAGGACGTTAAGTCCCTTCTGGGCCGGGTGCGCATCTACGGAGACGATATCATTGTCCCCAGTAGATTTGTGCCAAGCGTCGTCAGAACACTCACGGACTTTGGGTTCGTGGTGAATTCTGGCAAGAGTTTCTGGACTGGAAAGTTCAGAGAGTCTTGCGGAAGGGAATATTTTGACGGACACGACGTTTCCATCGTTAAGGTCCGCAAGATGTTCCCAACACGACGCGAGAGCGTGAGCGAGATGGAGTCGTTAGTCACCCTGAGAAATTTGTTCTACCTCAGGGGAATGTGGCTAACGGCAAGGCACCTTGACTCGGTTATACAACCTCTCCTTACGGAGAAAGGGAGAACCTATTTCCCTTGCGTTGAGGTGTCGGAGATCGATCCTGAGGAGGATCTGGTCTCACGTTCCGCGCTGCTAGGTAGGTCCAGCTTCTTGGGTTATCAAACCCAAGGGTTGCACCGAGACTACCAAAGCCCCCTAGTCAGGGGTTGGTATGTCAAGAGCCTCATTCCTAGCAATCAAGCTAGTGGTGTAGGCTCTCTGCTCAAGGTGCTCTCGAAGCGTTCGGAAGAACCCTTCGAGGATGCGAAGCATCTAGAACGCTCTGGGC